CCGGTTTGGTATCGATCAACGATCTGTCGCCGCGGCAGATCGAGCAGCACCGGAAACCCGAAGTCGGCTGGGGTCTGGCTGGCACCAAGGCGCTCCGGGCGTTCTATGGGAGTGACGAGGCGATGCGTGCGCATGCGAAGCTCGCCCGCGATCGACCGCGCGACGTCCTGCTGGTCGGCGGCATCAAGACGGCTGTGCTGGTGACCGCGCATGCGATCAAGGGGACGCGGCCGGATTGGTCCGATGAGCAGCCCCGGCCAGAGATGGTGCCGGCGGCGCGTGGCACCCACGCGACGGTTGTCGGCGAGTGCCGCGGCAAAAACCTTTACACGACCGGGTCATACTGCCCGCTTGAGTGGTCACCATCGCCGCTCTCAGTCGTGATGGGTCGCGCCGATTACTTCGCCTGGCATCAGGCACTTGTCCGCCTTGTGGAAAGCCTGCGCCTTGAAAAGTTCGAGCCTTTGCCGCCGAAGGCGGCGGCAGCGCCCTGGATTGCCGACGATGAGGCGACGATCATCTCACGCACGATTGCTGTGATGCCGAACGGTCGCAACGACGTCGGTAGCTGGGGAGTTTTGCCGCTAAAACCGCAGCGTCCGAAGGCCGGACCACCCGCGCGCCAGCGGCGCGACCCCGGCGTCTCAGCGGAAGACATGGGCGCGATGGAGATGTTGAGGGGGATTTCGGGCAGGTGAGCCCTTGCGCTTAGGGGGCGAATCATTGACAGACTGCCAACCATCGGAACTATGTCCAGCGCCCGCCCCGGAAACCCCGCGGCGGGCGTTGCCGCATTTGGGATCACAGGACCGCGCGCCATGGCATGACATCAAGAGCGGGGTCGATCGATCGAAACGATCCCGCCGTCATGTTCATGAACGAAAGTGATTCAGGGTGATTCACCGTGTCCCTCCCGGCCGTGCTGCCTGACAAGTTCGATCCATCCGTCCCGCTCGCGGACCCGCGTTACGAGCGGTTCGCGCAGCTGCGGGTGATCGGCCTCGCCAGCCGCGAGGCCTGCGCAGAGGCGGGCTTGCCCTGCACACATCGGAACGCGCCGCGCTACGATCGACATCCCGAGATCGTCGCGCGCAAGGCGTACCTCGCGAAGGATGACGCCGACGTGGTCGCGGCGACCAGGCTGTTCTGCCGGGACCGCCTGATGGCCTCGGCGACGCTCAACGTGCTGGCCGACTTTGCGATCCTCGGCAGCGTCGACATCGGCGGCAAGAAAGTGGCGCGCGTGGTTGGTATCGACTGGCGTAAGCTTCGGAACAGCGATCAGGCTGCGGCGATCACCGGCTTCAAGTTCGATCGTGAGAGCGGCGTGATGACGGAGTTCACGCGTGATGATCCGCTGCAGGCAGTCAGTCAACTCCGTGACATGTACGGCCTCCGGGCGCCGCGGCGCACGGAGCTCACGGGGCGAGGCGGCGGACCTGTTCAGACGATCGATGTGACGAAACTGTCGTATGAGCAGCTCATCCAGCTCGAAAGCATTCTTACCGCCGCCGCTCCCGCCGGGGACGTTGCGACAGGTGAGGGCGGAGATCGAGCGGAGGACAGCGCTCCGGCAGACGGAGGCGAAGAGCAAGCAAGACCAAGCCTCGACCTTCCGCCCAACGGGCGTTAAGCCGCAGCCTGGCCCGCAGGAGCAGTTCCTCGCCTCGTCGGCGGACATCGCGATCTACGGCGGCGCCGCCGGCGGCGGGAAGTCCTACGCGCTCCTGCTCGAGGGCCTGCGGCATATCGATAACGCCGATTTTGGCGCAGTCATCTTCCGCCGCACGCTGGTCGACGTCAAAAAGCAGGGCTCGCTATTCGATACGTCCCTGCCGCTCTACGGGCAGTTCGGCGCGAAGCCCCGGCAGGCTGGCGACATCCTCTGGCGCTTTCCATCTCGCGCAAAGATCGCCTTCGGCCACCTCGAGCACGAGAAGACAGTGCTCGACTGGCAGGGCGCGCAGATCCCGCTGCTGGGATTTGACGAGCTCACCCACTTCTCGCGGGCGCAATTTTTCTACATGCTCTCGCGCAACCGCTCGACCTGCGGCGTGCGGCCATACGTGAGGGCAACCTGCAACCCCGATGCGGAGAGCTGGGTCGCCGAGCTGATCGCATGGTGGATCGATCAGGACACGGGCTACGCGATCCCGGAACGCTCCGGCGTCATTCGCTACTTCATCCGCGTCAATGACGCGCTGGTGTGGGCGGACACGGAAGCCGAGCTCCGGGAGCGCTATCCGGGCTCAGAACCGAAGTCGCTGACGTTCATCGCAGCGAAGCTCGAAGATAACGCCATCCTGATGGCGAAGGACCCGGGCTATCGCGCAAACCTGATGGCGCTGAACTATGTCGACCGAGAGCGGCTGCTCGGCGGCAACTGGAAGATCCGCAAGGCGGCCGGCCTCTACTTCAAGCGATCGTGGTGCCAGGTCGTCGACATCTGTCCGCCGGTTGTGAGCATCAAGCGCGGCTGGGACTTCGCGGCGACCGTGAAGACCGAGAATAATGACCCGGACGCGACGGCCGCGACCAAGATCGGGCGTCTCGCCGACGGGCGTTTCATCGTGATGCACCATATGCACATGTATGGAAGCCCTGGTGAGGTCGAGACGGCGCTCAAGAACACCGCCTCGATCGATGGCGAGAGCGTCGGTATCGCGTTGCCGCAGGATCCTGCGGCCGCCGGCAAGACGCTAGCAGCCAATCAGGTCAAGCTGCTCGCCGGCTATGACGTGCGGGTGAAGGTTGCATCGGGCGACAAGGTCACGCGGTTCAAGCCGTTTTCGGCGCAGGCTGAAGCAGGCAACGTGCTGGTCTTGCGCGGCCCATGGAACGAACACTGGTTCGGCGCACTGGAGGCGTTCGGGCCCGATGTCAAGCACGACGACGACGCGGACTCCACGAGCGAGGCTTTCAACGCGCTGACTGCCGACCCCGACGCGCCGATCGCCGCGCCGATCGTGGTCGGAACGCCGCGCATCATTCCCGGTCAATCGGACGGCGTCGTGATCGCAAGCCCGTTGATCCAAACCTCTTTCAGGTGAGCGCATGAGCATCGGCATCCTCGACGACCAGGCGAACAATCGCGTCGCGAACGTCAAATCGATCGCCGCGCGCGTCGCCAAGACTGCCGAGGGCCTGTCCGTCCGCGAGTTCCTCGACGCCTGCGCGCTTGCCGGCGGCACGATGATCAAGACGTTTTACCGTGGGCCCGGTCGCGAAATCGCCGTGCTGCGCTTCATCGAAGAACTTCGCCGCGCTGCGCAGTAGCGGCCTGAAAGGCGCGCGTTCGCATGGCGATCGATCCCTACAGCGACGGCTCCGGAGCTTGGAGGGCGCCCGTCCTCGACTTCGGAATGAACTTCCGCGATTACGGCTCGTACGGCCTTCGCCAATACGGTGGCTGGGTTCGCGAGGAGTTCCTTCCTCAGCTCGTCGGCCGCGAGGCCGCGCGTGTCTATCGCGAGATGCTCGACAACTCGTCGACCGTCGGCGCGATGATGTTCGCGATCCAGCAGGCGATGCGCAAGGTTGAGTGGAGGATCGAGCCGGCTTCCGACAAGGCCGAGGCGAAAGCGGAAGCCGAGTTCGTCGACAGCCTGCGCGACGACATGTCCCACACTTGGGAAGACTTCGTCGCCGAGGCGCTCTCGATGCTGGGCTACGGCTTCTCGGTGCACGAGCACGTCTACAAGCGCCGGCTAGGCCTCAAGCCAAACGATCCGGACGCGGCGAGCTCGAAATTCTCCGACGGCCGGATCGGCTGGCGGCGCCTTCCGATCCGCGGCCAGGATACAATCCTCAAGTGGTTCTTCGATCCGAATGGCCAGGTGCGGGGCGTTACCCAGCAGCCCTGGATCGGCTCGCTGATCGACATCCCGATCGAGAAGATGCTGCTGTTTCGTCCGACGCAGCACAAGAACAATCCGGAAGGCCGCTCGGTCCTCCGCAACGCGTACCGGTCGTACTACTTCGTCAAGCGGCTCGAGGAACTCGAGGCGATCCTGTTCGAGCGGATGTCGGGCTTTCCGGTCGTGTACGTACCAAACTCGCTGCTCGAAAAAGCGCTCGCGCAGAACCCAGACCCTGCCGCTGTGCAGGCGCTCGCAGCCTACAAGCGGCTCGTCACCAATGTCCGGATCGACGAACAGATGGGCGCCATCCTGCCGTCCGACACCTATCGCGACGCGCAGGGCTCGCCGACCAGCGTCAAGATGTACTCGTTTGAGCTGATGACGCCGACGCAGGGGCGCGGCAGCGTCGATCCTGACAAGACGATCGGGCGGCACAAGGTCGACATTCTGATGACGGTCCTGTGCGACTTCGTGATGATGGGTCATGAGGTCCGCGGCACGAACAACCTCGCTGTCACCCGCGTCGACATGTTCTACGGCGCGATCGAGGGTTGGCTCAATTCGATTGCAGGCGTGCTGAACCGCTATGCGCTGCCGCGCGTTTGGGAATTGAACGCGCTGAATCCGGACCTGATGCCGCGTATCGTGCCGGACCTTGCGCAGCGGATCGACCTCGATGGGCTCGGCACGTTCATCGGCACCCTCGCAGCCGCCGGCATGCCGCTGTTCCCCGACGAGGAGTTGCAGACGTTCTTGCGCGATGCGGCGGGCTTGCCCGAGATCACCTCGCCTGAGGCCGCAACGCTTGCGCGCGGCAATCCTGACGCGGTCAAGAAGATGCTGCTCGCCGCGATGGCGCGCGAGATCAAGAAGCGGCGCGCTGAAGGAGCAAAATCATGAGCGACGGAAAGACATACGAAGAGGCGAATTGGGCGAAGCTCTCTCCGCTGCGGCGGGATGCCTACAACCGCTTGCGCCAGGCGCGCGGGCTTCCGACGCTCCCGCCGCCGAAGATCGACCTCTACGTCGCGCCACGCGCGCCGGCGCCCACGCCGTTCGATCCGACGAACAAGGAGTTCGTCGCCGCCGGCCGCGAGTTCCTTGGCCCGATCTTCGGGCCGCGCGGCGATGAGGCGTTCACGATCAACGGCAAGGTCGTGAAGTGAACCCATTTGCCGGCCTGTTCAAGGATGCCACCGCTCAAACGGTGCATGCGCGGACGGCGCTCGGCAATGAGCGTGATCGCAAGCGTCGGAAGTTCGATGCGGTTACGGCGATGGAGTCTCGGCGGCGCGACGGCGACGACGAGCAGGGCGG